TCCATGTTGGGTACTGCTCTGGTATAGTTTCAGTTGCATTTATTGAATCTTTTACTTCTAATGCTATTATCTCTGATTTGAATATTTCTTCATTATCATGTAATATTCTTAGTTGAAACTTTACAAAACCAGTTTGAGTTAAAAGGCTTGACTTTACAAGTAGTTCATAGCCTTCTTCGGCGCGTTCAACTTCTATCATTCCTTTTTCGCCGTCTGGCAACTCTACTTCTACTATTCCTGTTCCTTCTATTCTCTCATCTAAACAGAAAAGAAGAACTTCTTGTAAGTTCTCCCCACTCATTCCTAAACTTCTTCTATCTTTGTGCAATGTCTTTCTGTCAGATGTTCTTATTAAAATTTTGTTTACCATCTTACTCCTCCTGCTTCGTATATTCTATAATTACACTTACATCAGATGTCCTTTTTGACCAATCGAATGCTGTTTCTACTTTGAATTTGTCTTTTAAATAAATAAATCTTATATATGCGCCAGTACCGTCATATCTTAAATTTGTTACAAATGTTGCCTTGTCTATTGTATCATACCACGATGCTTGTGCATTTACTATCTTGTCTATATTTTCAACATTATAAGAATATTCCGCCGTCGATGCAGGTATATTACTTAACTCTATTACTTTTCTGTATATGTCTTTTCCATCTATCCACTTTTTGCCAGTATTTGTTTCTGATGTAGAATATATATTTGCATTAGTTATTTTTTCGTTTAATATTTTACCCTGATTCGCTGACAAAGCATCTGTTGTGGAATCACTTGTTAAATTATCTATTATTTGAAATAAGTTTTTTATTTGTTTAATAGTTACTTTTTTATTTGCATTCTTTTGAATAAGCATAAGTAAATCTTCATCATTTATTTCTTTCGCCTCTTGCATTTCACTAACTTTAATCTCTTCTGACATACTACTCACCCCATTCCGTTCTTATATTTTTTCCATCTTCTGTAGCTATAATTTTTCTATTCTCTGAAACTATTTTTTTCTTATTTAGATAACTATCTATTACTCTTACTTTCAATTTAAAAGTAGAGCCTACAACAATCTTGTTTGGCTCTACTATGATTTCTTGTATTTTTGACATTTAATGCCTCCTATCGTGTTTTTAATAAAACAATTCTATAATACAATGTTTTTTCCGCACCTGATGTATTGTAAGCTTGACACCATATCTTATCTAAGTTGTTTATTTGTCCTAATTCGATACTTTTGGGAATATCGCCACAGCCCAGCCCGATTGCACCTTCAAATCCAGTTCCATATGCATATCCTGCTTTGCTATCTGCATATAATTTTGTTCCAAATGCAACACAAACACAATTATTTGAATTGAATCCGTTTGGAAAATTTAATTGCCACGACGTTTGATGTGACGAGTTATCAGAACTTGCTTCTAACGTAATATTTCCTTCTATAACAGCAATTCTGTCATTATATACCACTTTACTTCCGAGCATTATTAGTAATATTGTCACACTTAATGTTATTAGACACTTCCAAATTTCCATCTATTTTCCCCCCACTCTTTAATAAATACGAACTACCATCTTCTACACTTGCCAACTCTTGCTTAATCTGATTAATAATAGTCTGGCATTCAGCTTTAATTTGAGAATAAATACCATCAAAATTCAAAAATTTTCTAGTATCCTTAAATTCAGTAATTCCGTTAGTTCCACTTTTGAATCTTGCAAATTCTAATTGATATAAATTATTTGAACCGTTATACATATTAATATCTTGTTGTGTTACAGACGGATAACTTGTACTTGATGTTAATAATTTAAAAGAAGCTTGATTGAATACATCTTTTGTTGAATCTTTTGATAAATCAATCTCTAATATTAATAAGCAATATAAGTTGTCTGTTCCTGCACTTACTGTTTCACTATCTATAACTGCAACCGGTCTACCTGCGATTTCGCATAATCCCTCTGCAACTGTTATCGAATTGCTTGTATAGCTTAATTCCATTCCGTAAAAAATACCATCATTTTTATTCAAAAACTCTTGATGTATTCTTGCATCTACTTCTGCATTTGCAAGTTGATTTGTAAATCTAAAACCTTTTATCATTTTATTTGTTCCTTTCCTTTAATATTTTATCTATAAAATTAATTCTCATGTTCCCACACGTTATTTCAATAAAGTTACTTCCATTGTCTTTTATAGCTGAAACATATGTATCTAATATTATATTGTTGTTAGTTCTTACGCTTAATGGTGTTCCTATTTTCATTTTTTCAACATCGAATAATTTACTATTTCTATTTATTTTAAATGAAATATAATGATTATACGTATTTGACTTGAATTTATCTAGTGCTGTTTGTCTTGCATCTTCTGATTTTGCAGTGTATACTGTTTCAACCTTACCAATTGCTCTTTTTAAATCATCTTTATTTTGTGTTGTAGTTCTATCACTTAATAAATACCAAGTTTGTACGTCTGTATCTGTTTTTACTATAACTTTTGCTGTAACACTTGTTTCAAATTTTTCTATATAATTACTTATATCCGGTATTGTTGTATCTATTAATTGTGTTTCTGCATCTTGTTTATATATTGTTAATTTTATTCTTCCTTGATCATAAGTAAAATCTAAGATAATATTATAATTTTGAGTACAGTTAGTTATAAATGTATGAAAATTATAAATACCATTTTCATTATCTACAGATTTTTGTATTTTTGTATGTGTTTTTACTTCAACATCAAGCCATTTATAATTCAATAATTCATCATCAGAATTTGTAAAATTATCGTATATCTCTTTTGCAATAAAATCCTCAATTCCTTTTTCGTTTATTAGATTCTCATTCGATAAGATTATCTTTCTATCAAATTTATTAGAAATGTATTTTAATGTTACTTTTCTTTCTAAATCACCATCAACATTAGATATATCTTCAACAATTCCTAAATAGTCTATTTTTCCATTTCTTTGTAAAATAACAATGTCATCATTTTCCGCATTTACTTTTTTTGTTATATTAAATATCGTTTTCTTGTTTGTTTCCTCATCTATTACATACTCATAATCTTCAAATTCAACAACATCTTTTATTTCTAAGTCTGTCTTGTCTAAAAAATACACTAAAGTTTCTTGTGATACATTAGTGTTCTTTTCTTTTGCCCATATTTGAATCTTTTTTATTGATGTTTCAATGTTTTCTATCGAATCTTTAAATACTATTTCTGCATTGTATACACCGCCTGTTTGTGGTACTTGTAACTCTATTTCATATAATCCACTTTGTTCATTGTAAATTAATTCATATTCTTTGTTATCAAATGTTACTCTAACGCTCATATCCTACACCACCTTGTATTGCGGAAATATTGTTAATTTTGCATTCAATACATCATCATCTGCTGTTAATCTTATTTCTGACACTCCGTATTGGCAATTTAAAAACATTTTGTTTCTTTATATCTATATAATCATTTTTCCATAAATTTTCCTTTGTTCCATCAGTTTTTTGTTTCTGTATATAAATCTCATCCGCTTTGCTTGAATATAAGAACTTTTCAAATTTATTTATTGTGATTGGAATTTTTATACTAGCATATTCTTCCTTATCAACAAAAACAGAAATTGTCGGATTTTTAACAAAACCATCTATTTCCACTTGAAACGGTGCTTCTACATGACCTTTATTATTAAATTGTATTGCTCTTGTATTATAGTCTATATATCTACTATTCCATTTGTAATTATACCTCATTTCATCTTCATATGTTTCTATTTTGAATATAGTTTCATTTTGTTCATACCACAAAGAGAGCCCAGCAAATTGAACTGGACAAGATAGCCATTTTCCTTTTTTCTCTGTCTTATCCAACTTAATCATGCTAACATCTCTATAATATATTTTTTCTTCATTTTCGAATGGAATAATATAAATCCATTTTAATTTTTGAGAACTCTCTACAAAATCACAAAATTCTTTTACTTTGTCATAAGATTTAAAATATAACGTTCCACTAGGTTTTTTTTGCTCAATTTTTCTGTTATTTTCAATAAAATCATATCCTAACTGAACAAAATTAACATTGTATGAGTAACCCAAATCAGAAGGAGATGTAAGAAAACATCCTTCTTTTAAACTGTCCAATCTAAACTGTTGTCCTTTTTCATTTTCTATTAAGAACCTTCTAATTCTCATTTTTCCATCTCCTTCTACATTACTTCTCCAAGTTCATCATTTACAGTAGTTATTACAAATCTACCTGCAATATCTTTATCTATTATTATTTGTGCATTCATTTTCTTAATAGCTGTTACAAAAGCACTTGTCATATTTTCTAATGTCAACTTATTTGATGTATCAGTTCTATTTATTGTAGATGTTACATCAAATTCTGTAGGAATTGCAGTTTTCATTTCTGTAGATACATCTTTCATAGTATTTGAAAAACCTTCTCCTAATCCTAGAGCTAAGTTTGTTCCTATTTCATCTCTAAAAACCTTCGAAGGTGAATGTATTCCAAAAAAACCTTTGATGCCATCTAATACACTTCCACACCATTCTTTTGCTTTTCCTAATAACCAATCTTTAGCATTTTTAATTCCTTCCCAAATTCCTGAAACAAGATTCTTTCCAACATCTTTCATATTTGAGTCAAAATTTGCAAATCCTTTCACTAATGATGTTACAATCTGAGGTATTTTACTAATTAATTGAGGTACAGCTTTAATTAAACCTTCCCCCATTTTTATAATTAAGGTAACACCTGCTTGAACGATTTTAGGTAAATTATTAGTTATTGCCTGCACCAATTTTTCTATTATTTCTGGTGCTTTTTCTATTAGCTGTGGTAAAGCATTCATTAACCCATCAGCTAACCCTATTAAAAGTTGGATTCCTGCATCAATTATCATATCAATATTATCCAACAATGAATTAGTTATTGTAATAACTGTTTCGACAATTTGAGGAACCAATTCCGGCAATTGTTCTGCAAGTCCTTGTGTTAGTGCTACGATTATCTGTATTCCTCCATCAATAATTTGTGGCAACAGTTCAACCAAAGTACTTGCTAATGTACTTATTATTTGATTTGCACTTTCCATGACTGCTGGCAAATTTGTTATAATTCCTTGCATTAATGTATTTAATATCTGAACCCCAGACTCCAATACAGTTGGTAAATTCTCATTTATTTTTGAAATAATCTCTGGTAGAACAGCTGTAATCCCATTTGCAATTTCTTGTACTCGGGGTAATATATTTATACTTGCCGTCATTACACTATCTACTAAATTATTTACTAAGTTTCCAATATTTCCAATATCTCCCGTTGAAATTCCTGTTAACATGTTTTGCCACGAAGATTTCATTGCAGCAACTGAGCCTTGAATTGTTGTACTAGCTTCTTTTGCAGTTGTCCCTGTAACGCCTAACTCACCTTGTATAACATGAATAGCTTGATAAACATCATTCAAGTTGCTTATGTCATATTTAGCACCTGTAACTCTTTGGGCATCTTTTAGCAGTCTTTGCATCTCTTCTTTTGTTCCACCGTATCCAAGTTTTAAGTTATCAAGCATTGTATAATTTTGTTTTGCAAATCCTTGATATGCATTTTGTATTAATGACATGTCAGTACCCATTTTGTTTGCATTATCTGCCATATCTATTACTGCCATATTTCCAACTTCTGCTACTTTTGATGTGTCTCTGTTCAATGATTGTAATAAACTTGCACTAAATCCTGTTATTGTTTCCATATAATCATTTGCTGATAGTCCGGCTGTTTTATATGCATTATTTGCATAATCTTCTACCGTGTTAGCATTATCTTTAAATAATGTTTCAACACCACCTACAAGTTGTTCATAATCTGCATAACTATTTAATGCGTCTTTTCCAACTCCAAGTAAAGCACTCCCAACTTCTTTTACTGCATTTCCTAAAGCTTTAACACCACCAACTATAGCTTCGCTTAACACATTTGCTTTTAGTAAATCACCAAATTTTATTGAACTATGTCCTGCATCTTCAAAGCCATTTCTCATTTCATCTAGTTCTTTATTGCTCTTTTTAGTTGCCGATTCCATCTTTACTAATTGTGTTTCAGCATTATTAAGTTGTGTTTTAAATGTTCTTACTTTCTCATTATTTGAACCATATTCTTTTTCCGCTTCTGATAATGCTGTTCTTAAATTGTTTATTTTCTCTTTTTGCTGTTGAATAGTGTTATTCATATTTGAATATGAAGTTTTTGTTTCTTTGACAGTTTTGTCTCCTGCTGTGAATTGTGTAGTTGTCAATTTAAGTTCACTAGAAACTTCTTTTAAATTTGAAGTAATATCTCGTAATGCTTTTCTATATTCACTTTCGCCTGTTAATTTTACTGTTCCTCCAAAGCTAGTTGCCATTTTTACACCTTCTTTATTTTTAAAATCTATATAATAAAGAAAGGTCTTGGGTAACTACTCCACTAACTCTGCATGTGCGTGTTCCTCACTCTTTTCTTTTTGTATTCGTATCCTATTTCTGCATCTTGTGCATTTTATTTCTCCGTCAATGTGACTAATAAAAATCAGAGTTTGTCCACATTGAGGGCATTTTACTTTTTCCATTTTACTCATCACTAAACATTTCCCCTTGATGATTAATTTTTTCTTCTAATTCTGTATATGTTATTTTCTTTAATTTAAAATCATAATTATTTTTATAATGTTTATATAACCTAGAAAACTTAACTAGAGTCATTCTTCCTACTTCTTTTTCGCTAAACCCTAGTAAGCAATGTCCTATAAATAAAATCCACGAGAAATCAATTATAAATTCTTCATCCTCGTGGATTACACGTTTTTTTCTTCTTCATCTTTATCTTTAGTAGATTCAATCACTGTTTCTTGAACTCTATCTGTCATTTTTTGCATTCCTATTTCTGTTATAATTCTTCCAACTTGTTTTAATGTCACAAATTCCATTTTTTCTTCTTTATCTTCATTTTCAATATCAATTCCTTCGTTGATCATCTCTAAGACTCCAAATTTAAACGCTCCTATGTTTACTTCTCGTCCTTTTCCGTCTGTCATTTCTCCCCATTTTTCATAAGAACCATACTTATCTTGAATTTTTTCTAGTACGTTAAAATTAAACACTAGTGGATAATTCTTACCTTTATAGTTAATATGTTTAATTGTTTCTATCATTTCATCCTCCTAAAGCAAAAGTAGACTATTTCTAGCCTACTTATACTTATAAAATTTATTTTGATGGCGTTAAAAGTCCGTCTAAATATGTTTGTGCCTCTTGTAATGTTTCGAATGTTTTCATTTTTCTCCAAGTCCCAACTTCCATACCATTAATTTCTTCTTCTAATTCTTTTAAATCTGCTTCAATAGATACTGTATTGTACTCTATTGATTCTCCTTTTGTTTTTCTATCTGCTGTTACTTTTGTTATTTGAATACGTGGTAAAAATTCCACTTTATAACTCTTTACTCCTTTAAATACTTTAGTAACAATATGTCCATAACCAATTTCAGGTGCTATATCTTCTGAATTGTCTGTAACTTCTTTTTCAGAAATTTTACATCCATTTATATCTGCATACACTTCATCAGTAACATCATCAACTGTTATATTTACAGTTCCACCTTTAAATGATGTATCACTTTCTGCTTCTATATCATCTGCATAAAGTTTTGTACTATTTTTTTCTGGATTTGGTTTTGCATCAATTAATCTTCCCAAAATTGGTACTATTGATTCCTTCGCTAATGCTGCATATTTTTTAGTTGTATAATCTATCTTATTATATTTTGCTGTTCTTAATCCTATACTAGCCATTTATATACCTACCTTTCTTGAATGAACATGTCCTGTGATATAATCCTGTTTCTTCTTCAAAAAACTCTTGACTATCTCCATCCCATGTCCAGTCATTTTCTTTCATTTTATTTTTTATTGAACTCATTATTTTTAAATAATTGCTATCACTGTAAATATCTATATCAATCATAACTTCACTATCAGTAATTTCATCATCACTAGAAAAATTTGGTTCTTCATCTATTATTGTCCATACAACATAAGTTTTCTGTTTTCCTTTATACCTTAAATGTGCAACCGGAACATCTAATTTTAAAATTTTCTTTATTTCACTTTCCATAATTACTCCTTTGGTAAATATTTTTCTTGAACTTTCTTCATTTCCGCTTCTATTTCTGCTTTCCTAAATGATTTACGCATAAATGGTTGTTTTTTTACTGTTGATGTACCATGTTCAAAAACATTAGCAACAAGCGGTGCTGGTCTTTCCACTCCTCTTTTATTTATGAAAGAATTAAAAAAGCCGATTTTTGTATTTATGCCTCCATCACTTGGAGTTTTATACACCTTAGTAATTTTAAGGCATTTCATTATGTTTGATGTTTTAAAAGAAGCAGGAACATTTTTCAGTACATTTTTATATACCTTTTCCGCTCCTGCCTTTGTCATTTCACCAATCATTTTTTCACTGTCTTGATCTAAATCTTGAAACATTTTTATTAAATCATTTGGTAATTCTTCTTTAAATCTAGCCATTATTTTGTAACTCTCTTACATTGCATTTCAAGTTCAGTATTTGCCTCATCTATATTATTTAGATATTCTACAGTGAAAATTTTATCCTTGTATTTTACATATACATCTCTGTTTGAATTGTAATATGCATCTTCAACTTTTTTGGAATATCTAATCGTAAAATTAGTATAAGCTTTTTCAAAATCCGAACCACTTGCAATTAAAGTATATCCTTTTGTCGTTTTTATCTTAGCGTAAGGTTTTAGAATAACAGTTTCTTTTTTTGTATTGAACCCCTCGTTGTCTTCAACTTCTTCTATTTGATATATAGATATTAATTTATTAAAATCTCCCGCATTTATCATAAATTATTCCTCGTATGCATATCCAAAATTGTTTTTACAGTATTGTTTATATTCTTTCCATCAATATACATGGTTCTGTTATCATACATATCTTGACACAAAATATAAACAACAATTACAAAATCAGAATATGTATCTAAATTTTCTTGACTTTTATTTTCTTCACTTTTTCGTTTTATACCTGTGTAATTTTCAATGTAGTTTATAGCAACTTCCAGAAAAGTAGATAGCTCTTCTGCTAAAGAGTCATCTACTTCTGTTAATCTTAAATGAGTTTCAATATTTTCTATAGTAATTTCACTTACTTTCATTGCTTGTCCTCCTTTTTAGGAAGTTTATTTAGATGCTGGATCTGTTGCTCCAGATACTGCAACAGCTATTTTTTGTGTGTTTTCAACTTTAGCATCTAATTCTGAATATCCAACAACTCCTATTGCGTGTTGTGTTGCAAATTTTTCTAATAAAATTTGAATTTCCATTGATTCTGTTTCTTTAATAGCAAGTCCTGAAAAATCTCCATAAAATATAACAGCTTTTGATGCTGTTCCTAATTTTTCTGCTTTTTCTGAGCAATAAACAGGTTTTCCCAATAATTCATAGTCCCATTTTTCATTAAATGCTCTGTTTAAAATATAGTTTCCGTCGCTATCTTTTAATTTTCTTATTTTCTTTCTTGTGTCTCTGTTCATAATCCAATAAGCGTTAGCTTGGAATGCGTCAGGAACTGTTTCTTGTATATCTATTAATTCATCTGCGGTTAAAGAAGATTTTGCAGCTAATATAACTTTCATGTTTGCTGAATCATAAGAGCCAACAATTCCTGAAATTTTACCATTAGTTCCGTTTAACATTTCTCCTTCATAGAATAATTTGAATTTTTCAGCCATTTTATTAACAACATACTCTGTTAAATTAAAATCATTGTTATTTAATAATGATTTTGATATTTTTGTTAATGCTCCAATTAAAAAGCCAGTTAATTCGACAGTATTAAATTTACCAGAATGTGAAACTAATTCATCAAACTCTGTAGCATAAGCAACTGTTACATCATCTGTTGTATCATCATATTTTGGCACAGCTAATGTTCCTTTTGCGTCATATCTTGTCGCACTTGCATAAAGTGGTGATATTTCAGTAACTTTATCAATAACTTTTTGAGCTATTGTTTTTGGTATTATTGACCCATTATCTCCCTTTGTTAGTTTTGTTTCAGCATTTTGTGGTACACCATTCACATAGTTTCTTATAAATGTTGCAAATGCTTTAACATCTTTTTCTTCTTGTGTTAATTCTTTTTCTCCTTCTGGTTTTTTACATTCCATTTCGTTAATTTTGTTACATCTTTCTAATGTGGCATCAATATTTTTAATTTCTTTTTCTACATCATCAAAGCTTTTGATTTCTTCATTATTCATAGCTCTGTTTTCAATTTTAGCTTTGTTTAGAATCTCTTCCATTTTTACTTGTAATTCATTTCTTTTTTCTTTCAATTCTTTTTCGTTCATTTTCTTACCTTCCTTTTTTAAAAAATTTTATAAAATAAAAAAACAACTAATTTAATAGTTGTTTTTGTTATTTTTTGATATTAAATAATCTTTTCTCAAAATCAGAATAATCTAACTTTGGTTCTTCTGTCTTTTTAATCATGTTTTTCAACTTTTCTGGTACATTCTTGTAATTTTTAAACAAATTAGATGCACATGCAGCCACTTGTTTTTGCTCCTTGATTAGATTTACATTAAATGTATCGTCTACTTCTTTAGCACCTAGCCAGCTCTCTGCATTTATTAACTCTTTTACTTTTTCTTCGTCAACTTTTGCTTTCTTCATATAAAGTGGTATCATTGTGCTATTTTCAATTGTATTTAATACATCAATACATTTTTGAAAATCTAACGCATTACCATAGCAAATATTAATCGGTTTATGTATCATTACTACTGAATTTTCGTAAATATTTACATCATCACCCATCATCAAAATAAATGTACCTGCACTAGCACATAGTCCATCTACATATGTATGAATTTTAGTTCCAGAATCTTTTAATCTTTGTAACATACTGCATATAGTAGTGGCAACAAAGACCTCTCCGCCTGGCGTATTCATAAATATATTTAAGTCTGATATATTTCCTAAATTATCAAGTTCTTCTTTGAAACTTTGTAATCCAATTAAATTATTATCTTTTTCGCCAGTCCACCAGTCAGTATCATCAGTTACTATTTCTCCATAAATATAAAGGTCAGCACTTGCGTTTGGTATTATGTTTTTAATTTCATAAAACTTATTCTTCAATTTGCTCACCTCCCTCCGCTTCTTTATTAGATTTTTGTTCATTTTTGTTGTTTTCTTCATCTTGTGTTGTTTCTATTTGTTCATTTTCTTGATTCATATCATTCATTTTCACCATTTTATTAGTGTTCGGTGTATAAATTTGTTTTGTTTTTGGATCAAATAGCACATCTCCTAAACCAATGTTAATCATATCTAACCCATCAAGTGCATCATCACCTTCTAGGTATCTAACTTCATTTCTTGTTTTAAATCCTGATGTAATTGCTATTTGATATGCTTCAAATCTTTCCTTTATAGTGCATCTAATTAATTCTGTATAATCAGGTGCAAAATAATAAGACTTCTTTTCTTTTTCAAGTAAAAAGTCTCTATTTAAAGCTGTACAAAATGCTGTTGCCAATGGCATAATTGCATTCTTTAGAAAATCTTCATTTGTTTTTCCTATGTGAAATATTTCTTTTACTTCTTCACTAAATGTTTTGTTCTTTTCATTCAATTGATTTTCAACAGATGTGTTTGATGCTTCCTGAAATTCCATTCCATCATTTAAAATAACACAGCTAGAATTTCCTGCAAAATAATCATTCCACTGAGATTTTAATATTGACATTCCCTTTTCGTCTAAATGTTTTTGTGCCTTTAGAAATCCCTTCTTATTTCCTCCAGTTCTCATTAATTCTAAATCATATATTATTCTTTTATAAGCTGTTTCTAAGCTTTTACTTATTTCTTTCGTATATCCAGTTCCATATGCCCCGTTTTTAGTGTTTCGAAGTATTTTTAGAAACTCGTATGGTCTGTATATATTCCCATCAACCAATATGTTATAATTTTTGAATATTGCATCTGTATTTCTTTCAAACAATACTTTGTTTTCTTGTACATAATTTAGTCCAATAAAACTGTTTTTTCTCTTATTGATATATGCATATCCGCCTTTTCCAAGTAAATAGTCCTCAGCAATAGCTTTTTTAAACTGAAATCCATCTAATGTATCACCAGTATCATAATTTATTATATTTACTCTCTCGTCTTCCACTTCTGTTGTTTGTTTTTTACCTTCTTTTGTTGTTTTCTTATATAGTTTAAATGGTATCATTGCAAAAGAATCACAAATCAATCCTACTGCACTCGAAACAGCTGGAATCATCAAGACCTTTTCTCTGTCTATTTCTTCTCCTGCTAACAAAGCTTTTAGTATAACATCACTTACTGCATTTTCATCAATTATAGTCTCCTTATTGGTTTCATTTTTAATTTTCTTTTTAAAAACATTTCTTATCTTCACTTTTCTCACCTCCTAAAAGCTTTGACATACAAAATTATCTTCATTTAATATTTCTTGTTGTAATAAATACAACGCATCTATTGTACTCATTACCATATCTACTTTTCCATTTGATTTCTTTTTGTTTATATACTTATTTAGATTTGTATCTTCAACACATCTTGCATTTTGAAAATTGATCTCATATAATCTATCCCCATCATAACTGAATTTTCTTTGTAAAATATGTTCTTGTAACCATTTTGTCGGCATATGTAATATTGTCGAGTGCTGTTTTACTTCTACTGTTTCGTAACCTTTGCTTTCCAATTTATTTACAGTTGATATACAATTAAATCTATCATAAGCTATTTGAACTATATGTACACCATATTTCTTTTCTATATTCATTATAAAGTTTTCAACAAACTCATAAGAAATTATTTCATCTCCACAAGCAAAACAACTACCATCTTCTATAAATCTTCTATAATCTGTTCTTTCTCTTCTGTTTTTTTCTTCTATTCTATCAGCAGGTATAAATGCCCACGATTTTGCATATATCATATCATCTTCTATTGTTACCATCGAAACTGCTGTATTATCATTTGTCATTGCTAAATCTAGTCCAACATAAACATCTTTTCCTCTCCAGTCAAATATCCCTCTTGTATTTTTGCATAGTCTTAATTTATCAATTGTAATAAATTCTTCGCCAGAATTTGAAGGCATAAAATAATTCATATTTTTGGTTAAAAATTCTGTTCTTTCACATGGTTTTGCCAATGCATTTTTTCTAGCTCTTCTTATTTCTTCATAATTTTCCTCAATTCTTAGTGGATTTGCCATTTGCAATCCAATATCGTCCCATAAATGTTCTTCTGTTGCATAATATACAAGTGCAAATAATCTATCATCACTCTCTAATCCTTTATAAATCTTTTTTAAATATTCCAATTCATCAAGCATTATTGATTTATCTTCTGCATAAGCAGTTGTCAATTTGAACATTAACGGATTTCTAACACTTAATTGCCCTGAACGCATTGCTTCCACATTTGCATTATCTTTCATTGCACCATATTCATCAGCTATAAATGCACTTGGTCTAATTGAGTTATTACGATTAGCCTCTGCCGTTCTTGGCTGATAGAATGAATGCGTTAAAGTACATTCCATTCTCCCGCTTAGTGTTCTTGGTATATTAAAATACTCTGATACTAACGGACTTGCATTTAATATCTGTGATATTGCTTTTTTTACTTCTCCAGCTAAATCTCTATCAAGACATATAGAATAAAATTCTGAATATTCATCTTCTGTAAGCATTAAAATTATAATTATTAATGCTGCTAAAAATGTTTTTGAATTTTTTCTCGGAATAAATAAATCCACTTCTCTATATCTAAATTTTCTTGAATCCGATTTATATCTCCAACCAAAAATATTAGCAATAAAAAAAGCTTGGAAATCTTCCAAACCTTCATAAATACTTTTGCCAACAATCCCAAGTCCTGTTGCAAAATTCAATAATTTCAATACACCTTCTATAATTTCTGTTTGTTTTGTATCAAAATAATATGGATAATAATCATTATTTTGTTTTTCTAAATCTTCTAGACACCACTCACATTGCTTTTTTACCTCAAATGTAGTTATTTCTTTTCCTGATATACAGTTTTCTGCATACCTTTTTGCCTTTTCCAACAACATTATGCTTCACCTCTTAGTACTTTTAGAAGTGGATTATCTGCTTCTTTGTTTTCTTTTTTCGGTATACATCTTAATGCAGATGCAATAGTCATAACATTTTCTTTTTCAATATCTAACAGCATTTTTCTTTTTGATTGAATTTGTTTATCTATCGCATTCATTGAGCTCATTATCTTAGCTATAGATTTTGCATATTCAAGCTTATAATCAGCAACATCTTCAATGTAATCCATATTATCTGTAACTGACTTCATTTCATCTTTCAATTCAAACACTAACTTATAAAATTCTTCTCGTCTTTCTTCTAAGTCAGCACATTCCGCTTGGAGTAAACAATATCTATTTATAACAGCTTCATAAATCGCATCGTTTTTATCTATATTTTTTAATAGTTTTTCTATTCTTTTAAACTCTTTATGTGCCACTTTATTTTGTTTTACTTCTTTTCTTTCTTTTAATGTTATATCTGTACTCAAAGACTGTTCTCCCTCTTGTCTTTTCTTGAGTTCAGCCTTTGTTCTATGTGATTTTTTTTCAGATGTTAACACTTTAAATGGCTTTGGTGGTGTTGGCATATTGTTCATCTCCTTTCGTATATTATTGAATCATGCTGATGTGGGAATTTTTTTAAAGCGAAGGTATGCAGTCGGTGTAAAAATTTATTTTTATTTTTTGCCTTTGATGGTAGGGGGGATTGTTTATCCACTTGGATGTGATCCTAGTTTGATTGGTGGACAAGTGCTTCTTTTCATTTTATTTTTAGCAAATCTTTTGTTAAGTGTATGTGTGCAGTACTCCTCTTTGCAATTACTTTTACTACATTCATAGTTATTATCTTTATCACATTCGTAAGCTATTCTTATATCTCCATTTTCATATTCATATATTTCTGCTTTATATATTCCAATAATTCTATTCATATTTCTTCCCTTCCTGCTCACCTATTATTCTTTGCACTACTTCTCTTGGTATCTTTTTATTCTCACATAACTCATGATGATAGTCACATACTGTTAATAAATTGTCATTATCTAATCTTTTATTGAAGTCTTCATTTATTGGTATATTATGGTGTACACTTAAGTTAGTTGTATTGTATTTGTTTTTTGTATTGTATAATTCTCTAATACATATCTGACACAAATATAAATCTCTTTTCTTTATTTCTTCTCTTTTCTTTTGCCATAATCTTGTCCATCTGAATTTGTCCGCTTCTGTCACTTCTTTTTTTCGTTTAGGTTTTTCTTTACATATATATTTGCTATCATGTATCTTTCCACAATAACTACAACTCTTTAGCATTGCTTATCATCTCTGCCGTTAAAAAAATTAACTATTGTTTTTATACACTCTATTACTAATTTCGCAATTTCATTTAACATTGCATATATTATTGCTATACTTAATATTACACTTATTATCGCTAATGGACTTAGTATAATTATTATCATTGCTTTTATCATTTTTCTTTCTCCTTTTTGGTTTATAATTAAAACAGATGCCATAGTTTTTGCAACCGTTACATCTGTTCTTCATACAATATTTCATATTCATATGTTACTCTTTTCTTTCTTGGCGTAAGACTGAGGACACGAACCCCATACCTCTTAGGTACACATTGTTTAGCAAACAAGTTTCAAACCTCTTGAATTAATCTTACATATATTAGAGCTCACTAGAAAAGCTCTGAACAATAAATAAGGATGCTATAAGCTGACTCGCTTTTATTCTTTATATTTATATCAACATATCTAGTATCTGCTAATACCAATTAATTAGAACTTGCTAGGAAAGTTCTTTGTCCCATTATTTCTACTTTCCATGAAAGGAGGTCATTGCGTTAAACCTTTTATATTATCAGTTACCTAGCATACTGGTAATAACAATTATTTTTTCATATTTTCAAGTTTTTTTATTGTTCTTTCTGCAGATATTCTTACATCTATATCAATTATGATTGAATAAATAAATGTAACAACTGCCCCACAAAAGAATGTATTTGCTTTTGATTTTAATATAAATACTAAAATTAAATATATTATTAAGTATATTGTTAATCTTGTAGTAAACTTTCTATAATCTTTTCTTTTTATTTCTTCCATGCATGTTTCTCCTTTGAATTTAATAAAAGAGCAAACATTTAAAACATTTGCTCTTCAGGACCTGTGTCACTTTTTTTGTTTTGTGACAATTTTACTATTCTTATTATATTATATATTTTTATATAATAATACGACATTTTTATGACATTTTAACGACATTTATAAATTTAACATTTTATTGGTTGCTTTTTCTATTATTCTTTGAATGTGTCTGTTGCTTCTTGTTTGATTAAATAATTGAAAATACAAATTATTTCCAATATCATCTGCCGTTCTTCCGTCTATATAATATGCAACCAATATTTCTCTTTCTTTATATTTTAATCCATCTAATCTATCTTTAACTGACTCTACTTTTTCTCTTAGTTCTCTTACTTCCGCTTCTAGATCAGTTATTTTTTGTTTAGCCTCTTCTCTTCTTTCATCATTCTTTTCAATTTTATCTAAAACTTTGTTGTTTATTTTATTTTTACTATGTATATCTTGATTGATTCCAAAACTTGATGTTGTACTTGTTTCAAAATCATTTATCTTTAAATTTATTCTTGCTGTTTTTAATTCTTTAAGTTTTATATTTAATTTTGCTTTATTTTCTTTATACTCTTTTAATAGTATTATAAATTCTTCTTTATTCATTCGTTTCTCCTTTTTTCTTAAAATTTACACACAAATCCTTTTTGTTTTTCTTCAAATACAAGTTTTATTTTATTAATCTTTAGCAATTCTCTTGTTTCTTTGTCTAAATCCTTGTATGTATCTTTGCTTATTATTATTTCCTTCACATTATATTCTATTGCTTGTTTTATTCTTCTTTCTATTTTCATTAGTATCATTCCTCTTTTTCTTATTTTCCAAAATATAGCCACCATTTTGCTATTTCATTATTTATTCTTTCTTCTTTTAAGTCTTTAATCTTATTATTGTTCTCTTGATAAATATCTATTTGTTTATTTACCATCTCATTTGATTTTAATTCTGGATATAGTTGTGTTAATACAATTATATCTGTATTATTTGTATCTATATTTTTTAAACTTTCTGAATATGTATTCTGTTCATAGTTTTTATAACTTTCTACTATTTGAGATATAGAATTTTGTATATTGTTATTTTCCTCTTCGTACATCTCTATCTTTTTATCTGATATTTTTAATTGACATATTTGTGATGCATTAAATATTATTGCTGAAACTATAATTAATTCTATAAATCCGTCCCACAAACATCATAGCCGCGCCATTTTCCTCACTTTCATAACTATCATCTTTTTCTATTATAAAAATTCCTGCTATTGTCATTAATAAGACTATTATAAATAAAACTATTAACATCTTTTTTCCCTCTCTTTCAAATATCTATATATTACACTCTCTACTTTAGCTAATGCTTCATAATTGCTTATATATTTTCCATCGTGTCTGTGTTTCATTGTTGCTCTTATTATCTTTATTTGCTGATTGTATTCTCTTCTGTATATTTCTGCCAATTTGTTTTTACTTAGCCCCTGTTCCCACTTTTCTATTATTTCTTGGTCTGTCATTTACTACACCTCTTGTGTAGTATGCTCTTTTATTTGTTTTATATTTCCTTTGTTCTTCTCTTATAATATTCTTTTACCCATTCTTTACTGTGAATCGGTGTTGTTAATTGTTCTGCCATTAAATCTATTATTTTGTCTTTCTCAATTTTTTTTGCATTTGCTAAGTCTAATTGATTTTGTAATATATGTGTATCTCTATCATATTCTTGTTTTATCTTATCTCGCTCGTTCGCAATTTTCATTATTGCTTCAAATAATCTTTTTGCTTCACCATTAAGCTTTTCTGGTCTTATCCCTTGTAACTTATCTAATACCTTTTGTGCTTGTTCATTTGTCATTGATTAGTCCTCCAATTTCTTTACTCTTTTATCTATTTGTTTTACTGCTTGTAATATTTCGTTCATTTTATTTCTTATATCAATATCTATGCATCTTTCTGTATGCTCTTGTTTATATTCTTCTATACTGTCTATATTTATTTCATCTTCTATTAGTTCTCGTAAAACATATTGAACTAATTCCGTTATGGTATAATTTTTTCTATTCATTATATCTTCAAGTTTTTCTGCATAAGATTCAGAATTTAATTTTTCTATCTTGTCTTTTATTTTTTGAATTGGAATATATAACTTATTTACTAATTCTTGCGATAAACAATTTTGTCTAATCCATTCATATTTTGATTTTTCTTTTTCTAAATTTAATTCATTATCTAATCTAATCATGTCTTCAGCATATGCTTCACTTTCTCTTTTTATTGCATTGTTTTTTATTTTTAATTCTTCATTCCATTTTTGTAGTTTTCCTAGTAAATTTAAAACTATTTTTATACTTTTTGAATCTTCTGATGATATTTCTTTATAATTTCTTGTTTTGCCTCTAAATTCAAATGTATTTAATATTTCAATTGCTTTCTTTTCTTCCTCGTTCATTTATTCCTCACTCCCTAACACTTCCAAAACTTCATTTCTAGATAGGTTAAAATTATCTTCTATAATACTTATTACAACTTCTTCATCATACATATTTTCAATATCATTTTTAAGTTGTTCATTCTCTTTTAATACTCTTTTATAATCTGATAAAATATGTTCTAGTGCTTTTCGTTCTTTAGTATTGTTTATATGAGTGTTTTTGAATAATTCATTCAATTCTTTAAGCCAATTTTCTAATATTTTTATATCTTCTTTTATGTTTCCGACATTTGTGTCGGCGACCTTACTATTTTCTTTCACTTAAAACACCTCCTAATATATACAATTATAATATGTGTATGTATTTGAGCATTTTTCACATTTACATTCTACTAGTCCATCTGCTGGAATATTATATTCGCAATTATCATTTTTACATTTAGGGCAAGTCCAATACAGATTAAAACTTACATCTGTTTCTACTTCAACATTTTCATCATCAAGTTCTTCTATCTCTTCATTTTCTTTCACTTAAAACACCTCTCTTTTGCATATCTGCTATAATTT